TTTTTTTTTTTTTTATTTATAGATATATATAAAGATAAAGAGATTGTGTGTTGTTGTAAGAAAAAGAAAAAGGTCCGGAGGTTAACATATATACATGAATAAATAAGTATATATTTCCTCCTATAAGAATCTGTTTCTTTTTTTACTTTTTATCTATCTATACTTTTTTATCCTAATACCTATATATAAGAAAAAAGAGATTGTGTGTTTGTATATTTAACTAACGCTCTGGAAATTCACTTTTCGTTTATAAAAACAATACTATCTATATAAGTATTTGTTCTTTTGATAGTAGATAACATACTTAACGTGTTAACATACTAAATGAATATATAAGTATGGAATTACTGTTAACAAGAATAAGCAGTTTCCGTAAGCAAAGAAATTAAAAATAATAAATCAGTGTTAAAGTTACATCAGTTTTGGTTAACACTGTAGAATGAATAAAAAAACACATAGTATAAGTTTAAGTATTAAAACATGTGAATATATATAAAAAAGAATTATGAACATTAGTGATGTTAAACATTAAGTATGTAAACATTTTGTTCTATTTTTCCATATAATTTTAATAGAAAGACTTTTTTAGAGATAAACTGTTATATACGATTGAACATAAATATATTTTTTTTGTAAGAGGTAACTTAAAAGAATTTTGTTATTACCGTAAACATATAGAGAAAGGAAAATTTTCCGTGAGAACTAAGATTTCTGATAAAGAAAAGACATGCAAAGTAAGAGAATTAAATAATAAGCCTTTTTTCATCACTCATAAAGAGATGATGAAAAAAATTGATAATACAATTACACAATACTATATGTCTAATCCCAAGGCTGTAAATAATACAGCTATTTTGTCATGCAATAATAAGAATGCATCAGTAGTTTCACATTCAGTAGTTTCACAAATTTCACAATCAGAAAATGAGCAAAAAAAAGTGACTACTGATACTCTTTGCAATATCAGTAGTCAAAATGTTACTGTGAGAACTAATAACAATAATAACAGTGGATATAAAGTGTATACAGACATGCAACTCTCGAAAAGAGCTTTGTTTAACATTTATCTCCACTTACAACATATAAATAGGGATGAAAAAACGTTTTATTTCATGTATACTGTCCCAAACACACAAAAACAAATAATTTTTCCGAATGAAAGCACAAAAAGTTTAACACATTATTTCAATAAGTATTTTGAAGATGTTAACAATTGGTGGCGGGTCAGGAATACTTATGTATATCTAAATGAAGGTAAGATATATATAAAGGAATATGATATCCGAGTAAAAGATGAAACAAAACCATGTGGTTATTTTTTCAAGCATGTAATTCGTAAATTTGAATCTAGGGATACGAATGACATCATATCGTTTAACACATATTATTTAGATATAGATTTAAATACGAAAGCACATCCAATGTCTGAGAAAGAAATCGCAAGAGAGCAAATTCGTATAGCTGATAAACTAATTGAATTAATGTCACCGACATCCATTACATTTACACGTAATGGATTACAAATGACATTTTCGATACATAATGATGAGATTCAAAAAATGAATCTCCGTCTATGGAAGAATAATGAGAATACATTAAAGGAATATGTTTTACAGAATGTTACGGAATATGTAGATGTATGTTCTTGTGATGCTGTCCATATTTATCGTTTACCGTATTCATTACATCGTAAGAAGAAGAATGGAGATAAAGATGATTATGAAGTAAAGCTATATTATCTAAGTAATCATTTATTTACGACAGAAGAAATTCTTGAGAAGTATACAGTATCGTATGCACGGCGTAAGAAAAGAAATTTTGTTGAGAATCTGAAGAAGAATTTTAGTTTTTCATCAAACGATGTAGTTTATGCAATACGTCATAAGGATGTAGAATATTTTAGTCAATATATCGATAAGACGGATAAACAGATGAGTTATGAGGAGAAACGTCAGTATATTCGTAATTATGATATGATATATTTTCTACAGACAGGGAAGGAATTACGAGGAACATTTAGTTCTATCTTTAGAGAAGATAGACACCCATCAGCATTTATTGATTTACTAACAAATGATAAAACGAATGAAAGGTTTTATGCATATACTGATTTAGCTATTTCTGAGACTAGAAAACGTGGAGGAGAAGGCGTTTTTTGTGCTGATTTAATTCATTTTGTTGCTTATGTAGGTGGAATGACAGAAAGCGAAGCATTTTGTTTTTTATGTAAGATTTTCTTTCCAACAGCAGAAACAGTGGTAGATATTTATGATAATGATGAATTAAATGATAAATCACTGTATGATTACATTAATGATAATATGGTAGCATTTAATGATTACACGAAGAATCGCCGTTTTCGTCGTGTATTTAATGATAAGTCGAAAAAGCTATATACTACAATTAGCGATATGTTTATTCAGTATATTGACAAATTTAAGAAAGAAGATTATCGCGGATTATGTGTAATGGCAACGCAAGAATATATTGCTGAAAAAACAGGATTTTCTAAATCATATATAGTTAAAATGCTTAGTGTGTTTGACTATTTAGGATTGTTACATAGACAGCCGAATGATTGTCAGTTCGATGAGAATGGTAAAATACCAAAGAATTATTTTGGGTTTGTAGATATAACGTCATTTAGCTTTACTTCTTTATTCAAGCGCAGATTTGATGCATTTAATAAACATTTTCCGCAGATGAATGCTGTTACACAAAGAGGATTAGACCTAGTTAGAATTGACTATTAATTTTATATAAAGAATAGAAAGGATTTTTATTATGTAAATGAATAACAAGTACAAAGTAATATAATAAAAGTGAGTGGTATGAAAGTATCTTCTCGTGTTGTGTAAGAGATTTTTACACTTATCGAAAAGGATGATATAAAAAATGATTGTTTCTAATGTTTTTACAATCGAAACACGTCTTAATCAGAAGGATAATTCTGAGATAATTGAGTACGTCAAGGAATACAGCGTTCTTTATGGGAAGATGATTCGGTTTACATGGCATAGAATCAAAGATGGTGGTCAATTTCCTATGAAAGAATCAGAGTTTAATACGCTTTTGCAGAAAACTTTTGGAGTAAACAGGCGTGTTGCAAGTTCTGTGATTTACGAGGTTATTGGGATTTACAAGGCTTTGTATCAGTTAAAATGGAATGAGTTCTTTCAACTAAAGACAAAAATTTCTAAGAAGTATAAGAAATATGAGAAACTTCAACAGAAAGTTTATGTACTGAAGAAAAAAGCAAAATCCAATTCTTTATCAGATAGTCAGTTATCTTATTACCGTAAGCTAAAAGCAGACCTATTTCATGCAAAACAAAAACTTAATCGCATGAATAGGTCTTTGAAAAGCATTCTTGTGATGTTGAATAGTCGTAAATTAGAAATTTGTTTTGGTTCTAAGAAATTGTTTCTTGCACAATACCACTTAACCGAAAATCATATGACAAGCCATAAGATTTGGTATGAAGCATTTTGCAAACGTAGGGATAATCGTGCTTTGTATATCGGTTCAAAAGACGAGAGACGAGGGAATCTATTAATTCAGCTTGTTCCTATGGTTAATGTTGGAAAATGTAATTCTTATGCTATACAGATTCGTAAAAATACAAAGAAAAGAGAATATGTACGAGGAACTTGCACTTTCAAACACATGGGCGGTTTATTGGCAAAACTAATTATTGATAAAACACATGGAATTACTTATCGCATCAAATTTCGTGGGCAAAAGTGTTACCTACAAGCAATGATAAAGATTGATAGAAGTTCTAGTGATTGTGTGACAAGAAACACTTATGGAACAATTGGTTTAGACTATAATAATGGTTTTATTGAAATGGCAGAAACGAATGAAACAGGTAATCTTGTAAAACTAAAACATATTGATTTGAAATATCATGGAACAGGTAAAAAAGCAGAAAGTGAGATTCGTCAGGTAGTTTCGGATATTGTAAACTATGCTATTTCTGTCGGTAAAGATATTGTTATCGAAGATTTAGATTTTAAGAAAACTAAAGCTGAAACAGAAAAAGCAAAGTCTAACAAAGGAAAATCTTACAATAAAATAATTCATCTGTTTGATTATTCGAGGTACAAATCAACCTTTGAAAATTGTTGTTACTTGCGAAAGGTTAATCTTATTAAAATCAATCCTGCTTATACAAGTAAGATTGCAGGTCAAAAATATTGTAACCAAAGGAAATTGGTTATTCATCAAGGAGCAAGTTTTGTAATTGCTCGCAAAGGTCAAGGTTATGTTGATAAGTATATCAAGCCCAAGAAAACTGTTTAATTAGAAAATAAAAAATTCAATCAGGAGACTGTCTGTTCCAAGAGATTCATACACTCCTACCTGATTGAATTCTAATAAGGCAATGAATTTCCAAAACTGTTGTAATCCCTTGCTTGCAAGAGAAACGGTGTAAGAAGTTTGTAGATATAGGTGCTCCGTAACACCTGAAATTGTAACAGGATTTCGCCTACCTTGTTTTATACAATTTTATTTTACGGAGAAGTAGAATAGATTTTTAATATAAGCAAAGGTGAAGCAATTTGTCAAAGTATATACTAGATATTGGGAGTAAATGGCAAAGTAATGCGAAATGTCAATTATGTTCGGCGATTGATAATCAATATAAATATGTAATAGAAATGGCTAAGAAGATTGCTACATCTGAGTTACCTGAAGAAACGTATGTATATTGGAAACAGCAGGTAGATATATTAGAGGGGATGGTAGTTAATGGCTACCATTTACCTTCAGTATATGAAGAAAGTTTAACGCCGCATAAATTTGTAGATAAGAATATCAGAGAAACACCTACATACAGTGATGATATAGTAAATTATGTCATTAAAAAGTATGGGGATAAAGATAATGTAACTATTAAAGACTATGATGAATATGAGCGTAGGAAGCCTACATTATATTTTAGTCGTTGGTGCAGAGATTGTGGTGCAAGAAAACCTGATATATATGATACATTACAGTTAATGAAATTTGATGTAACACTAAAAGCTGTAGTGAACAGAGATAAGCATAGTGTGACTGTTTCGTGGGATTTAATTGATTATCCGTTTGTGTATTCGGTTAAATTATATAAAAAAGCAGATAACACAGTAATAGATGAAAATACAGATAAAGAAGGATATAAATTTGTATCTGAATTAACTAGCAGTAATGCACGAACAATATCTACATACATAGACAATGAAATAGCAGATGGGAGAGCTTATTACTACAAAATATGTTTTGTAGATGAGCATGGGGATGTATTTTTAGAACGGAAATGTGATGTATGGAATGATGTATGGTTTTCACATACACCGAAATTATTACGTAATCTTAAATACATAACACATCGTCGGTTAATTAAAAATGATAAAGGCGCATTAGTCAGAGATGATTATATTTATGCTAGATATGACGTAGATAAAAATGATAAAGATTTTGGTGATGTCATATTCAAATTAAATACAGACCATGTACCGTCGGTAGATTATTTTATTGATGATTTACAGTTAATAAATAATGAGCCATTTAGATTTCCTAACGATAAGATAAAGTATTTTATAAAACCTTATATACGCAGTAGACTCTTTAAGAAAGATTGGGATAACGACCACCAAATATATCCTGATTTATATTATTGGAATACGGATATGCAAGCGGAGATAATCAAATATAAACCGTTTGCAGAAGATATGTATGACTTACGATTTACCGCAGGGTATCGCAGTATGAAGATACAGTATCGCATTAAACGTCGCAATAATCTAAGATTTGTTCGGATAATGTTTAAACAAGCGAAAGAATATATCATTGATGATAATGATGAAACATGCAAGATAATTGATGTACCTTGTGAAACTGCTGTATTTGATTTTGAGATAAACATAGAAGGTTTAGCTTCTAATTCTTATTGGGTATTTGGAGCGTTCCCTGTGTATGATGATACGGATGCGGATATACGGTTAGAATATCAGACAATAGAAAAGATACGCCCGTGGTTTGCAGAAGATGAATGGTTTAGACATGATTTAGATTTCTATTATACAGGGTATTGGTATTGGAATCATGATTTTGATAAATACAATTTACCAGGGATAGATAAAGTACAACGAGCGAATTGCAGAGATAAAGAAGTAATTATGTGTGATGGGTTAAAATGTAAAGACGTAGCACCGCTGTTAATCCATAGAGATGGATGCAGTGAAGAATTTACATTAGAATTTGACTTTAAGATGATAGCCAAAACACAGAAAGACAGAATGCATTCTTATGTAAATCATAAACGGCAATTAAAAGTAGTAGATAGTGATGATATATGGATGCATTATAAAGAAACATTTTATAATCAAGAGTTTTTCATTTTACGATGGGAACAAATGAAAATGTCTGATAGTTTATGGACGTGTACTTTTGTTGATAATGTTCACGTACATAATCGTACAATGATAGATGATAAGACGGATAACTTTACAAGGGAAGATAGTGTAAAATATACGAACTTTAGATATTATAATCGTCGGATTAAACACAATAACTTTTATTTGCATACACCTGATAAATTTTATAAAGTATTAGTAAAAATGAACAATTATATTGATGAAAATAATGCAGATAGTGATAAGAATGGTGTATTAGATATTAATGAAGAAATATTGGTAGGAAAACCTGATGAAAACTTTGGGTGGATGCCGTAAATTGTAAAAAAGAGAGAAAAATCTCTCTTTTTTTATTTTAAATGCTTGACAAAATTATAAAAATGTAGTATATTGTTTGCATAGAAAGAGTTTTAGAAGGTTTTTAAGAAAGTAGGTAGTACAAATGTCAAACGGGATTGTTAATATTGATGGTGTCGATGTTATTTATGATAACTTTGACATTGCTGATGGGTTTAATAGGGAGATTGTAGATATTCCTATTGTCCCTGTTTCGGTGCGCAATACAAGAGCAGTAGCGCAAGATGAGCGATTTAAGTGTGAGCTTAGATTTTGTGAAGTAGACGGCAAGCGTTGGGTGTATGCCGTTGATGTTGTTAAGGCGTTGGAATATAAAAATCCGACGCAGTATGCACGTACATCTATTCCGAACGAATACAAGATTCGTCTTGGCAATAGCAAACGTGGTGCAATTCTTCTGTCTGCCGCAGGTGTTTCTTATGCCATTGTTCATTCGAAGATGCCAAAGGCAAAGGAATATCGTGATTGGGTGTTTCAGGAAGTGCTTCCTACGATTCACATGACAGGGAAGTATGATGCTTCTGCTAAGACTTCAAAAAGAGCAAAGAGCGAATCTGTGCGCGAGATGAATGATTTTATGCGCAATAGCGGAATTGAAGGTAGCGATGTTGCTTCTGATGAAGCTGAGCAGATTCGCGAAAATGTTCGCGAAAGCGTTACTGATAACATTCAGTTCGATATTGATGAATCGGTTCTTTCGGAATCGGCACGGGTAGCACGCAATGAACTGAAACTTCTGTTTGAGCTTATCAACAATATGAAGCATACATTCAATATGAAAGCAGAAGATTGCTGTGATTTTGCCTACAAGTTCTATGGCGATACGCTGAAGGAAATGGGAAGAAAACATAAGAAGGATGCCTTTATGATGGCAGGTAAGGTAAAGGCAGACATTTCTATGGTAGGAAAACCATTTGTTCCTAATTTCTTTGGAACGCCACGAGAAGTAGCGGAATATATCATGCACAACACCATGCGTTCTTGCACGGTTCAGGAATTGAACAAGTTCCTTATGGATGTAGATTATCAGCAAGAAGTGAAAACTGGTGTATATGAGCCGCAGGATGTAGCTATTGCTAAATATTGTGTTGCGAGGAAAGAAGGTTCTGTCACGCTTCTTTGGCACAAGGATATTATTCTTGATTTGTGGAAAGCACTTCATCCTCATTGCATGGAACGTTAAACTGAGTATATATGGAGCAAGCATTGCTTGCTCTTTTTTCTTGACAATTTTTATAGATATAGGTATACTTAATTTGTACAAATTATTCAATAGAAAGAAGGATGTTATTATGAATGATGGAAATTATGTTAAACAGACGGTAAGCGATGTTCCAATTATTCCGTTTTCGGTTGCACACAAAACAACAAAAACGATGAATAAGTACAATTTTACATTGCGATATTGTGTTTGCGAAGGTAAGAAATGGTTTTATGCATTAGATATAGTGGATGATTTGGGTTATACGAATAAGAATCAAGCAATCAGAGATTATGTTTCCGATTTATATAAAATGCGAATTGGTGGTAAGTACGGTAAGGTAGTAATTAGCATTGATGGATTACTAGGACTACTTTTGCTTACCAAAACATCAACAGCAAAACAGTACAATGATTGGATTACAAATGAAGTTTTGAATGATGGAAGTGTTGTAACCACATCAACTAATGAATGTAATGATAATCGTACTGTTAGTGATATTATCTCTGATATATATTCAGTTGGGGATACATTATCTAAGATAAAAGGATGTGATGCAAAAGAAGCAATGGAATTTAGCATTCATTTACATCGAAAATATTCCAATGTAAATGATAAGATGTTAAATGATGTAATGTCGTTTATAGGAGAAAAGAAGAAAGATGTAATTGTTCATCAAAAGAAGAAAGATAATGATAACTATAACGTTAATCTTTTGATAAACAGCGATGATAAGATGTTCATGACTGTAGCAGACATATCGAAGTATGTATTGCGCAGTGTTGGGTTGGTTTGTTCCCCACAGTACATCAATGATTTTCTTGTGAATCATGGTTATCAGAAATGCGTTTGGCAGAGGAAATACGTAGGAACGTCCACGAGAATTTTTGCTGAAACAGAATTGGCTGTGCATAAAGACATGGTTCGCATTGATGATAAAAACAAAAAGCGACATAAGATTTATTGGCACAAAGAAAAGTTAGCATTACTGTTGAAAATGCATTTCCAAAACAAAACAGAAAAGTAAAATAAAAAAAAGTACATGGAACAAGTTAAAACCATGTACTTTTTTTATTGTTTTTTTAGATAAGATAGACTACATAGAGGTGAAATACAAGTGGCTAATATTACTGAGCAAAATATATACTCACCTAGTATTACGAAAATTGATGCCAATAATGATATAGCAAATCAACAGTTAGCGAATCGAACGTTATACTTAAAAACAACGATAGAAGCATTACAAAAGTTTGTTAATACATATCAATCACAACAGACGATTTCAGATAAAGCACTAACAGATAAAGTAAATGAGATAGTACAAACACTAAATGATTTAAAATCAACATCATCCGCTATGGATGAAAAAGCAATTCTAAAGAATCTTACAGATATGAATAAGATATTAAAAGAATTGCAACAACATATGGTACATCATACGCATTTATATGCATCTAGTAAACGTGCAGGTGGCGATGCAAATTCTGTAGAAGTTTTAGAGGATAACATATCTGAATTTAATATTGTTGGTTCTACAGAACAGATGCCGACGAAATTAAGAAAATCAACAAAAATCACGATAGAAAATGATACGATTAAGGCGGCTACATTTGAAGGTGATTTACGTGGCACAGCACAATTAGCTAGTAAATTACAGAATACACCGAAAATTACATTAAGTGGTGATGTAGTAGGTAGTGCTGAATTTGTTGGTGATAAAGACGTTGTAATCCGTACCAATCTTAAAGACCAAAGTATATCCGCAGGTGAATACGGAACAGTTGGTAATTATCAGTTAGGTAATTCTGGTTCATTTACCGTTCCTGATATAACAGTAAATGGATTAGGTATTATTACTAAAATTCGTAACAGAACAATTACATTACCTAAGAATATGGGGATTAATGGTATTACATCTGCTTTACCAACAGAGAAAAAGATATATATATTGGGTTCTAGTGAGCAAACAGATAAATCACCTACATATACACAAAACAAAGTGTATATTGATAATTCTACATTATATTCAAATGATAAAGAAGTAATTAATGATTCTGATTTTCAACAGTTACGAAACAAAACATATGAAGGATATGAATTAGGAAGTGCTTGTGAACGTGGTGTGGATGAAACAATTGGTGGTTCACAAGATGATAACCGTTTAACTACGAGTAATGCATTATTTAGACATAAACATAAGTATGCAGTATCAGATAGTATTGATGGTAAATCATTGTATTCAAAGATTACTGATGATGTTACAAATAAAGGATATTTAGTAACGAATAATAATATGAATGGTTCTTTGACAAGAAATCCGAATGTATATACACAAGGCAGAGGATTGTTTGCTGAAGATTTAAATGCTGTAAAGAATATGTTCATCCCTGGTGGTAAAATTTGGATAGATTCTGTCGAAGTACCTATTTCAGATGATTCGTGGACAGGAACGGCTGATGTATCTCAGGATTTAAGTAATCTAGCGAAGAAAACAAGAGACGTTCAGTTAAACAGTGATTACGCAGGGAATGCAGGTGATGTAAAAATATATGCAGGAACATTACTAGCATATCAAGCGAATGGATATGTACCTGCTGATAATAGAAATGCTGAACTGTGTGATAATATTGCTTTGGCTAATAGTGATGGAACAACATCAATGATAGCAATAATGACATCAGGGATGTATGATTTAGAGACAACAATACATGATGGTAAAAATGTATATGTAGGACAAAATGGTGGATTTGTATTTGAACCTGTGAATACGAAAGGTTTAATTTGTAAAAAAATAGGATATGTAGAAGGAACATATCTAATATTTAAACCGTCGGATTATGCATTGTTAAATAAGTGAGGTGAATAACTTTGAAATATGTAAACCCTGGTTTTCCACAGTTGTTTCAGTACCAAACAATGAATGATGTGGCAATAGGTATTGATGTAAACTATGAAAATAGTCAAACAGGATATTATATGAATTTAAGTCGTAGTGATGGCGATATATTTTTCAAGGTTATTGACCCTGTGAAAGAGTATAATATATTATTTGATATGGCAATAAAACAGCCAATTACAGCGACGAATAAATTAGAAGAATGGACACAGATTTGGGATACATTTGATGATTCTAACCCATTAAAACGAATATCTTTTTGTTATCGTCAATATAAAGATAATATTTATGAATTAGCATTGTTTACACAAGAAAAAACAATTATAGGTAATCCGATGCAGGTAAATCGTAATGATTTAAATACGATAGAAATTCATTTAATCAGAAATGTAATTACAAATATTGAATTTTTTGTAAATAATAAATTACGGCAGACAATGATAGATACATCATTGGGCGATGGTGTACTGAATCGTTTTAGCTTCTATTGTAATTATGTATCAGAAATGAATCTTAGTATATCACACATTATTTATAATGATAATCAACATCGTATTGGTAATGAACGAATTAAAATGATACGAACAGATATGCAACGCAAAGTAATCCCTGATGGTTCTAGCGGAACATTTTTAGTTACGGAATTATTAGATAATGTTATGTATAAAGACGTTATTAGTATGGGAATTGTTATGAATGTAGAAAATGCAGATACAGTTCCAACAAAAATTATACAATATTTGAATAGTGCGAAAATAGATGAATTTACGATTGAACCGAATAGTACAAAATATGATTTAACATTAGTGGATAAAGACCCACAAACAAATGCTAAATTTATTGCATCGAATATAACGAATCGAAAGATTGTTGTAGAAACAGAACGGTTGCCATAATAGAGGAGGTATGAATACATGATTTTATATGCAAATGCAGGTTATTATCAATTTTTTAAAAACATAACAAGTAATAAGCATAATACGAATGATGCGCAATATACCATGACAGGTGTGGCAACAGAAGTATCTAATCGTGCGTATTATCTTGTTGTGGAGAAGTTAAATAAGAAAAATATTTATCTTAAATTTGATGTATATCAACGGACAGACTATGAACAGATTGGTGTTAATACATCAGAGAATTATAGTGGATTTGCAAGAATTGGAACAGATAACGACCAATATCCGTGGATAGAATTTATTATTAAAAACAAAACACTGTATGTTAATCGTGTGGATAAAGCAAATAATCCTACTATTATTATGGAAGTTCCGCACATGGAACAATATAATAATGAAATATCTACGTTTGAAATTCATATAGATACAACACAGAATAGTGGATATGATATATTTGAACTTTGGATAAATAATGTAGAAGTAGCTAGTAAAAAAGATGAGATTATATTAAACGAAGCAACGATATTATCATTTGAAGTTAGTCACGGTATGCCATCGATTATGGATGAAACTTCTAATGGATATAATGAATCTAGCTATTTTTCAAATATTATTATTGGAGAAGAACGCCTTTCAAATAAGAAATGTATTGTATTACCAACGAAGGTAATAGAAACCACATGGGAGAAAAATGGTGATTTGTATACAGCCACGCAAAAAGGTCAAATAATAAAACAGATGATAGATTTTGATGAGTTAAATCGTGTGAATCCAATTTATGATAATACAAAAATTGATGCGATTATGTGTGGTAGTGATATTGCATTTTCAGAAGGGTATAATAGCATAATCAAATATTCTGTTGGTGATGTAAATTTTGATACAAAGACACTAGCAAACAAGAAGTATTATGGCGTTCAATCGAAACTATTAGCAGAAAATCCGATAACGAATACATTGTGGAACAAAGAACAATTAGAAAGTGCTGAATTTGTAATTACGAGTGAAGAAAAACAGTAGGATGGATAATATGGATAGTGTAAAATACAATCCAAAGATATTTGCGGTAATTGAAAATACAAAAGAATATATCAATCCAATTGTTACTTCCATTATTAGTTCTGATAATGTTTCTTTAATACCAAAAATATTTGGCGTATTAGCATCAAATAAACAGTATTTGAATGATAACAAATTATATGGTGTTGTTGATTTAGACACATCAATAAACGTAAGAAATAATTTATCGGCGGTTATCGAAAATCAAACGGTTAAACAAACACATAAAGATACATTGCCGATTCGTATTAATGTGCAAAAACAAATTTTTTCTAATAGCACATTACCAATTCGCATTAATGTTGAACATATTAGTAAAAATAGTGGTAAAAAAGGCGATATAGTAGGATATGATACAGAAGTAAGACCTTTTGTTACATTTAATTTTGATACACAAGAAATTTTTACTATGTATCCATTTTTTACTTATTCACTAGATGGAGCAATCCAATCAACAGTATATCCATTTTTTACTTATAAGAAAGGTATTAGTTCTAGCGGATATAGAGTAAATAAGACATATTATGTTGTGTTTTATTCAAACTATATGAAGCAGATGATAAAATGCAAATTGTATGATACATATAAATTTTTCCCGTTGAAGGATATACACATGTCTGTATTATGTGATGATAACAAGATACGGTATTTACCATTAGATAAAATTGGTTCAGATTTTGATAGTGGGATAAGAGTTACTGATTCGTTTGGTAATGAATTGCAGGTATGTGTTGCACGTCAAGAAAACGTATTGAAAAAATTCTTTTCACATGGTAATTTGTTAATACCACTAACAAATTATTCTGATTTGTATTCAGTATTATCAGGATTATTTGGTAAATCACATGTAAGTGTTGAAGGTGATGGTGTGTATTTTATACCACCGTCAGAATTATCAGGTTTGACGAAAATGTTTGCTATTGGATTGAATATTAAATTCACGACAAAATTTGGACATCAGATTACAACGTATGAGCATGGGTTAAGTAAAACATCTTTTGGCTGGGATAAACATTGGATGGCAAATTCTATGCTGATTAAATTCCACCACAAAGAAACGTTTAAAATAGATTTTAAAGACGCTTATTATAATACATCGTATATGAGTAATGCACTTGTAAAAAATGCTATTGTTATTGGTGAATCTGTAGAAGGTTTAGCTGAACAAAGCGCATCGTATAAATTGCTATCAAGAAGTAGAAATTGGTATTTGTTTGATACATCGAAAAACCAGATTGTCCCTGTGGATAATAACAATACAACGGTAAGGTATTTTAAGGAGAAATATTTAGAATATCCGAATGCAATTAAGATGTATAATTTTTATGACTTACAGAAATATAAGTTGGAGAAGGTGAAGTAATTGCCAATCATACAAGGGAAAAATAAGACTTCTATACTAAAAGATACACTTACAGAAAATTCAGTAATTGAAGAAAATGCTAAGTGGGAAAATGATATATATTTAATTGCAGAGCAGGATTATGTTCATGGTGGCAAGGATGGATACGATAACGTTCCACATCAACAATTAGCAAATCGTACTAAGTTTTTAAAATCTGAAATAGATAACGTTAAGTCTAGTTTCGATATATTAAAAACAAAAATTGAAACAACCGATGATAGTAATGCACAACAGTTTTTAGAGATACGTAATATTGCTACGAATTTAAGAAGTGATATTGATGCACTTATACAACGTTGTGATGCAAAAGACGAAGAAAATACTGCATTACTAACTGCATTACGTACAGATGTAGATAAATTAATTGAAGATATGAAAACGCATACACACAATTATGCAGGTAGTGATACCGCAGGTGGGGATGCGAATACAGTTAAAATTATCAAAGATTTGGAATCAAAAGCACTATTGGTTGGTGCAAGCGGTGAACATCCAAACGAATTAATCCGCAATGAAAATGTTTATATACAAAACAATGAATTGACGGCTACTAAATTCATTGGTGAGTTAGATGGTGTTGCTAATTTTAGTAAACGGCTATCATCGAAATCAGTTGTTTCATTTTATGGTGATGTAGTAGCGTCTTATATGTTTGATGGTTCAGACCCTAATTTACAAGTAAAGGCTACATTAGCTTCTAATGGTGTGCAAAAGGGTGTATATGGTAATAATGCGAATCGTCAGATGTCAATGAGTGAAACTTTTGTTGTTCCTAAATTTAGAGTAAATGAAAAGGGTTTAGTGGAATCTGTTGAAGATGTTTCCATTACATTACCGAATGAAGCGATGAGTGGAACGGCAAATGCAACACATAAAGACGCTAAGTTATATTTAATCGGTGGCGAACATCAAGCACCAAAAGAATTTACATATACCAATAGAAAAGTTTATATCAATGAAGGTAAGTTATATTCGAACGATAAAGAAGTTATAAATACATCAGATACACAATCACTAACGAATAAAACATACGAAGGATATAAATTAAACGAAGCGTGTGCTTTTGATGTAGATTTAAGTATTCAAGGTATAGACCAAAGTACAAAGTTAATTACTAGTAATGCTATGTATAATCACGTACATAATTATGCAGGTAGTGATACAGCAGGTGGCTCTGCAAAAACAGTTGAGATAACACAGAATAATACAGATAAACGTTATGTTGTAACGAATCAGTCAGGGACAGGTAAACTAGAGTATAATACAAATGTATCGATAGAACAGAATAATTTATCTTCTCCCGTGATACATGCGACGGATATGTTACATATACCGGGTGGGAGACTATGGATTGATACATCTGTTAATGCTATAGATGGTAGTGGGTTTAATCCACAAACGATTAAAGATATTAACTATCTAAAAGAAGAAGTAGAAAAAATAAAAAATGGTATATCTATTGGTTCATCAAAACATAAAAGTTTAATGGCGGCAGGTGTTACTTGTTTAGCAGGAGATATTCTATATTATTCGGTAGGCGGTTATCGCAAAGCAGATAATAAGAATCCGCAGACAGCAATTAATATTGTAATGGCTTTAACGGATAGTGATAAAAAAGGTAATGTAGAAACAGTACAAAGTGAGACACGTGTATTAGATACATTAGACCATGATGGACAAACGGTTTATCTAGGTGAAAATGGGCAGATAACATTTAATGCGCCGAAAAAAGCAGGTACAGTAGTTAAAGTTTTAGGATTTATGGAACGTAATACATTTGTCTTTAATGCATTCGGAATGACAATGATTAATAAATAAGGAGTGTTTGAAGATTGGGACAGGAAAATAAATATATAAATATATATAAAGGTGATGTAACAAAAGGTGGACAAGACGGCGAACTTGTATCACAAAATGACCTTCAAACAAATCCAATTGAAGTTTCGTTGGATGCTGTTAAAAATGAATCGAAGTATATAAAATGTGCTATTCGTACAATGGATGGTTATATATCAAAACGAACATCAATTTCATTTATCGGTTTAACACAAGAAAAGTGGGAAGTAGCGAAAGATGAAGATTATGCAAGTGCTGATGAAGCGGCGGCGAATGCACTGTTTAAGAAATCATTAATTTTAACAGAAGAACTTACAAATAAAAATGTTTTATTTTGGTTAAAAGCAACGGCTACTGTTGATGAAAAACCTGCAAAAGATATGACTGTTTCTATTAAGGTAGATAGTAATATTGTTGTTCTATAAGGTGGTGAGCATATAAATGAGCATTTTATATGTAAACCCTGGTTTTTCTAATTTGTTTGCTGATGCGTATATGCCTTGTTACGAAACAGACGATGAAAAATTTACTAAATGCAAGCATTGTGTTTTGCCATTAGACTATCAACATTGGTATCGTGTATATGCATCTGATAAAATAACTAGTTGGAATGTTCGGTTTGATGTATATGCGAACTTAATGAATAAAACATATACTGATTTTGAAGGATTTTTACGTATAAGTAATATTAAATATGAAATCACATTAGCATTGGATTCTTTGGACAATTTGGTTATATCTAGTGGTGGAGAATCTATTTTCCGTACGCCGTTTGAAATGCAAAAATTGAATTCGTATGAATTTAGATTTTTTTCACCAAAAGTAGGAAAAGAAAGTATACAGTTATTTAAAGACGGTGAAAAGATATTTGGTAGAAGTGATTTCACAAAACAGTATTTTAAGAATACACAGCCAACAGAACTAAAAATAAAAAATGTCGTATATCTTCCAAATAAAGACAATTATCGACATGGTATATTTTTATCTAACTTTATCGTCGGAGATTCACGATTAGGGAATGTTACATCTGATATTATAAACACTGTAGTTACAACAGATTGGGATGATAATGATGGTGTATATACAACAGATGAAGATGGAAAAACAATTACGCAAAAAGTAAAAAATGCAGATGATGTAAAATTGGCTGATGATGAATGTATATATTGTGTATCTAGTGCAATGGTTCAAGCGAAATCAGATGAGATTAATGAAAAAGCAACACATTTTGTTGATGATTCGTTTGTTAATGAAAATACATTTAATACGGATGATAAACGTGGGATAATGTCTGATGTTATTGAACTAAATCCGATAGAAGCAATATTTTGGGATAAGGCTGATTTTGTAATGAAAAAATTTAAGTTTAGGACGGGTGGAAACTAATGACAGCAATGAAAACGGTTAAAAATCCTAAACTTTTTATTGTTTATGGCAAGCAAGAAGGAATGCGTGTTACACTATCTTTTGATACATCAAGAGAAGTGCGACGTGAAGAAGTATTACGTGTAGATACAAAACGTGATATATATTGGATAAAAACATTTAATGTAGATACTTGTCGTAATGTAGATAATACAAACAATATAGCATTTTCACTTTGTAGAAAAATAAACAATACAGAATCATTTGTCGCAGATACGTTGCGTATTGTTAAATCAAATGTACCTGCATATAATCAGTCATTGTTTATTCATTCTGTCACAGGGAATCCTGTGGAATGTGTTGTATTCCAAAATACAGGTTTTTTCCCGCATAAAGACAAATACTTAAAAGTACAGTTAGACAGCGATGGAAGATATGGTTATTTGCCATTAGATGTGGTCGGTTCAGAATATGATAGCGGATTAAGATACTCAGAAGATAACGGTAAAATATGGCAGATTAGTACAAATGTAATGTATAATCTTATGGAACAATTCTTTATTGATGATAATTTTTACATTAATACGTATGATTGGAACTATGTATATACGACATTTAGAAAAATTTTTGCAGGACGTGTCAAGCGTGGAACGAATTGTATTTATCTAACAACGCCGCAATTAGATTGCGGTATTACAAAGATGTTTATGATAGGGTTGGATTTGAGAATATCTTTTGCAGACGATAATGATAAAGAATTTAAGAAGCCAATAACGTTAACAACGTGGAACGATGGATTAAATGCTACATCATTTGGTGGAGATAATAAACGAAAAGCAAATGCTATGTTAATTAAATTTAAACCTAGGAAAACATATAAAATAGAATTTTATGATTCGCACGGTAAAACAAAGTATTTACCGAATGAAAAAATAAAAGGTTGTTTTATATTTGGTAAGGATATTGAGAATCTAGAAGAAAAATCTGCGTCTTATCAACGGTTGATAGATACAGATAGTTATTGTACTTGTGATTTAGCGACAAGTGATATTGAACATGCAAGCAATAAAATGTCTAAATATTATGATGAAGTACAAGAGCTAAAAGAAAAATGGTTGGAATATACTAATTCTAAATTCATGTACAACTACTATGACGTTGCGGATATGAAAGTAATTAAGAAATAAGATGTGGTGGCAATAAGAAATTGCCGCCATTTTTCCATAAAATAAAGTGTAGAATAAGTTTCGCATGTATTGGAGAATTAAATGATTACAATAGATAAGATTAAAGATGTTAGTGATGAAGTAAAAAAGAATATATCAGAAAAAGAAGAACAATTACAACGAGAAACGAATGAATGGAATGAAACATTTAAAAGAACAAAAGATATTCGTGTCAACGAAAAAGGTGATATGGATATTATTTTAGATGATGATGAAATTGTTAATGTTAAAGGTAATCCGCAAGAAATTAATCTAAACATTGACCGTTGTGTTATGTGTGGGAAAATAGGTGTAGAAGATAGTCCGTTATTTACATTCGACCATAAAACTTTTATTTGCAAACATTGTTCAATTTTAGCATTTAAGGCGTATATCGAAAATGGATATAAAATGCCAACAACAGAGGAAATGAAAACGAATGAAAAATTTAATGCCTATATCTACTAAAGTATTAGAATTGTTAAAAAATGAAGGTATTGAAGAATACGAATATATTTCGGTTATCAATAATATCAAGAATAATATTGAAAGTTCCTTAGAAGAAATTGTTGAATTAGAAGATGTTTATTTTAATTTAACTAGGGATATTGTTTGGTATAATTTTGAACGTGATGGTATGCATGATACATTGGTTGATTATGGGATGAAATTTCCGAAATTTATGCATATATGTGATAATGATGATTACATTATACAAGAAGATTTTGAAGGATTATATAATGAACTAAAGAAAATTAATGAATTGTTGAATACGAAAGAAAATATATTTTTTGTTACGTTGAATGGGAAGGATGAACTTTTCAATAAAGAAACAAAAATACATTTTATTGATAAAAGAAAAGATAAGAAAGAAAAACGAAAAAAGAAAAATAAGAATGAATTAATTTGTTATATTAAAGAAGATTTATCTTGTTATAAAATGGAAGAAATAAAAGTGTTTATGATAGTGGAAAAATTATTGAGCGCAATAGAAAAGGCAATAGAAAAAAAGAGTAAAATTCGTGTAGAATTTACTTGACAGATATATGCTAGTGTGTTATGATAACAATGTCCTTGGAATTTGTGTTACCTCACAACGAA